TTATTGACGGAGTTGGGGTTTGAGTTTGTGTTTGGCTTGCAGTTATTGACGGAGTTGGGGTTTGAGTTTGACTGGCTGTAATACTTGGAGTAGGGGTTTGTGTAGGTGTTTTTGTATTAGTTGGTGTCGGAGTATTAGACGCAGTTTGAGTTGGAGTAGCAGTTAACGTAGTTGTTGTAGTCGGAGTTTGTGTAGGTGTTTTAGTCTGTGTAGGGGTTTGAGTTTGAGTAGGCGTATTAGTTGGTGTTTGTGTATTTGTAGATGTGTTCGTAGGAGTCTGTGTTGGAGTCTGTGTAGGGGTTTTACTTGGTGTTTGTGTAGGTGTTGGTGTAGACGTATTAGACGCAGTAATACTTGGTGTAGGAGTCTGTGTAGATGTTGATGTATTAGTCGGTGTATTGGTAGGTGTCTGTGTTGGAGTAGGTGTTTGTGTAGATGTTGCAGTTGGAGATGGTGGTGGTGGATTTAATTCATTAGGTGCGAAAATATAGTTTGAATTGAATTCATCATTAGAGATATACTCAACAAAATAATCATTGGTTGTGGTTGCAGATTGTGCTACCAATAATGCTGTTCCTGTTTCAATCAATCCCTGTGATAAGGCTGGATTAAGATTACCATAATTACCTACTCCGTTCTGATAAATTCCGTAGGTATACTGGCCTTCATACGCAAAAGGAATTTGACCCACACCTTGTCCTTCTGTAAAAATAAATTCATCGTATCTCACTTTATGTGATGAGATATCCGTTGGAATAAATCTTACTTGTTGTTTTGAAAAGATATGAGTAAAAGAAAATAACCATTCAGGATTTGGAATTGTTGCGTTCTGTGATACAGTAACAACCATCGTATTCACCTGATTTGTTTTAAGTAATATCATAGTAATAAATATAACATTGGGGGAACGTAATGTTCCCCCATGTTAATTTGAAATAGATTATTGAACCGTGATACCTGCTGCAACTGAACTTAAAGTTCCGCCCAATTGATTCATAGGGTTAGGTTCCAGCGCCTGTAGCGTGATATTGTAGCCATTAGCATCGCCCAAGGCTTTGCCCGTCTGCGATGTGCCCGCACTCACGAACATGCCATACGTTTCTCCGCAATAAAATGAATCACCGTTATTATCAACTATAACCACCGCAAGACGAGGTGATTGAGCTAATGTTTTTAAGATGTTTCTTTTATCTTGGGATAACTTCGCAAAGTATGTTACTAACTCCTGGGTATAAAAAACGGTGCCATTTTCAAGTGACGCATTTACCGTCTCGCTATACTGCGACGACGTGCGAATTAATTGAAATTCATAGAACGTTCCTGAACCAGAAATTTGTGTGATTGTATCACCTGTGTTCTTTGTGATTGAAGCGATATTTGTAAAGTCCGTGATATACGCTGTGGCAACGCCACCCACGTTATCGCGGCAACTTAACTGAATTCCACTTGTTAAATTACAAGACATATTATATTGATTTATTAGTTTTAGTTTATTTGATTAAAGTTGGGCTACTCCATGAATGTTTCACCCGACCTTATATTTTTTTTATCAATTAAGATAATCCGTTAGACACGAAGAATTCAGGAAACGCAAGCTGCGTGCCCAACTTCCACGCCGCCATTATGCGCACCTGTTGAAAATCAGCACTCCACCAGCTACGGAAGCTGTCCTCATCGCTTGCCAGGTCAACTCCTGCAAGGAAATACTGCTGCGGGCCTAACACAATTAAGTTTGAGCCTGCCAATCCTGGCACGCCCACCACGCGGTAGTTTGTTTGAGGATGGTAAACAGAATAAACTGAACCTAATTTATTTTGAGAAGAATCAATGTAAAAATTATTGACCGTACGCAGCGCGGTTATGTAGCACTTGAACTGAGCCTGCGACATAAATATTACGATGTCATCGCGGTCGTACACGTTTCTATCCATTGCATTGATTAAGTTATCAATTTGTGCAAGAACATTGTTTCCTTTTTCTTGTGATGTAGAACCTGTTACAGAACATAAAGCAGTTTGACCTGTTAAAGTAACAACACCATTTGGTGCAGTTGAACCTGTTGAAGTGTTCGCTTGATTAACAATTAATTCTTTGTAACCCGAGAATGTGTTCACTGATGACGCAGTTGTTGCGTTCCAAAGCAAATCCTCGTTATAGCGCTTGATTTGCTTTGTCTGTAAATCAATGATAGCCTGCTCAAAGGGAGCGTTTTCGTTGTAGCTACCTGGATTTAAATACTGCCCCAACCAAAGTGTGTTCAGCTGCTGCAAGCAAAGTTCAGTATTAACTTTAAAACTTTGCACGGTCACTGCAGCAACAGTAAATGTTTGTTGCCCTGTTCCTGTCCAACCACAATTTATACCTGTTTGAACATCTAATGTTTCAGATAATAAGTTCACGTTTTGCGTTCCCTTTATTCCAGGAATGACGTTAACGTACTCCATTGTTGCAGGAGTAAGCACTGCTTCACTGATGATGTCTGAATTCAGAGCATCCGTGTAGGCTGCAAGGCCTCCTAAATCGTAATTGAAGCTTAAACTTTTAAGATTTTTTTTCATATTTATTAATTTTATTTTGTTTTAGTTTGAGAGAGTATCTCTTAATTTTTTCCATCCATCCAATCTTGGATTTGATGGAAAACTTTCTTGGTTTATTTGATTATTAAACACTCTTGAACCTGCTGGTTCTTTTGAGAATTTTTGGAATTTACTATCAAGTAATTCCTGTTTTGTTGAAATAGAATCAATCTTTGTTTCTAATCTTTTCATAGCAGATGCAAATGCTTCAATGAATCCCGACATATCGTCTTCTGATTCTTCTTCAACATTTTCTCTTTCGGTAATCATACCGTCTTTTACCATTACTCTGATTTTTACTTCATTTCCTGATTCGTCCTTTAACATAATTTGATGTTCGCCATCTGGTGCTTTTTCCATTGAACCATCTTCTTTAACAACATCAATCTTCTCACCAACATCAAATGTTGGAGACTCTAATTTAATGTCACCTGATTTTGCTTCAACGAATTTACCACCACGAGCTTCTTCAGCTGCTTTCGTTTGAATACCTTTGATTTCACCTCCTACGATTGACATGACTTTTCCGTCTGCTGTTTCGTAAGAACCGTCAGCGATTGCTGATAATGTTCCATCATATCCAACCTTTTTGATTTTAGTTCCAGTTTCAGGAGAATCTCCCCCAATTCTTAAAACGTCTCCATCTTTAAGTTTGATATCACCATCTTCCATCACAGGAGTATCTTCTTCTTTTGACTCTGCCATTGCGACAGGTTTGTTTTGAGTTGCTTTGTCGTGTTCTTTTTCTTTCTTCGCATCGTCTGTCTCTTCACCGTAGTTTAAGTCAGTCATTTTGATTTTAGAAACTTTACCCATCTCGTCAACTTCAACTTCCGAACCATCCTCCATTTTGTGAATCCCTGCTGGCGCTGGAATCATTCCTTCATCGGTAGCAACGTATAATGTTTTTCCAACCTCCATTGAATCTCCTTCCATTTTCACATTGATACCTTGGTCGGTCTTTGCGTCATAGAACTTGTTCTCTGTAAGATTAAGAATTGTCATTATTTTTTTTAATGCTTCTTTACTGTTCATCTGTAATTGATTTAAGTATTTTTCTTATTTGGTTTATTTTTTTATCCTCTTTTGAGAATAGTGATTTCTCCGCGAATAATCCTTCAACGGAAAATCCTGTTAGAGATTTATCTTTAATCATCTTCCATACTTTTTCATCTTCTACCTTCATGCTGACAAACCAGGTGCCACGCGGTAGCGAGAATCCGTATTGATGTGACTTATCATAAATAGGGTCATCACTTACCCATGACTCTGCAATATAAACTTTGTCACTTCCAAGTTTTCTGCCGTCATGTTCTACCGAAGTTTCGTCAGTACGACCTTGTTTCATAAACTTGTCTGCCATCTTTTTAATTGATGCTGCACTGAAAAACACATAGTATAAGTTTCCTAACTCATCGTATCTGTGAATCATTTTGTTTGGAACCATTGCTGCTCCCACTACAATCTTTTTATCTTCATCAAAACCAAATGTCATATATTGTTTATTAAAACTCATTTGTTTTTGTATTGATTCAATTTTTCTCTCTGCCCATTTCAAAGCAGGTTCTCCACCCCAACTATCATACATTAATTTACCACAACCATCTTCATAACTCTTTGAAGAAGTTAAGTCAGACTTATGTCTTGATAAATAAGAATACATTCTTTTGATTGTATCAATTGATATTGGTTCACCTTTGGCTAATTGAGATGCACGAGTTTTACCAACTTGGGTTCCACATGAACCCCAACCGTTTTCTTCTGCGTAATCCACAGCACGTTTCGCTGCGTTCTTTACACCTTCTGGATAATCTGATATGGTGTCTGCAAAATCATTCTCTGTCATTTTAACTGGAACACAATTAGGGTCACCATTATCTTTTAGGCCGATTGCCTCGTACCCTGGCCAACATGCATCTTCTAATCCCTTTTCTTCCTTATCAAATCTATTTGGTTTGAATGGTTGTTTAGAAAATTGACTACCATCTCTTGGGTCTCTATCTCTTTCTCTTTGGTCTTCTGTCGCTCGTCTTGGATTAGGAACATCTCTTGGTGCGTATAGTCCTGTTGCCCCAACTGCTTTTGTTCCTTTGTTTCTTGTATCAGGGCCTATAACAACTTCATCTTCAAGTTCAGATTTATTTCTATTTGATAATCCTGAATTTCTGATTGAACCTTCCTTCTTATAGAATAGTCTAACCCACGCATGCCTGCAGTTAAAACTTCCACGGAATAAAAATATATTATACGTTCCGAATTCAGGATTTGATAATTGTTCAATATCTTCAATTCTATAAATCCTATTTTTCCTCATCATGTCAGCACAGAACTTTCTGTTTCTGTCATCAACAGGGCCAATATATTTGAATCTAATTCTTAAATCATCAGTGTCTAATGCGTCAGATACATCGTTTGGTTTGGAGAACTTATCTTGGGTCATCTTGTGGACGATAGAAGGGGTCATTTTTTCCATCTTTACAATCTCCCAACCTTCTTGTTCCATAATGGATGAAGGCTCTCCCAATTCGTCTAATTTTGGGTTATTATCACAAAAGTTTTCCTCTGCAATTGTATACGGTGAAAACTCTTCTGTTCCATCATCTTGTTTTTGTGAATTAAAGGCCATCCATTCTTCATCATGTGCGGGTTTTGAAACTAATGAGATTGCTTCAATTCCTGCCTCTTCATACTCATCATCAATAAATAATTCTATGATACGGGTGTTGTCCATTATTAATAAATATCTATTTGTATAATTTATACCACTTTTTAGATAAGTGAACGGGATTTAATTACTCTATCAAATTGTTGTTGGTTTGAAATCTCCGTTGCAGTTACATAGGTACGAATTGGTGTCTCACCGAATGTTTGTTGAATTGCGTTCACAATCGTCTCTGTGTTATCTTGTTGAGGTCTATTTTGTTTTGATACCATTCCACCAACTG